GAGTGTTTAGACTTTTCAGCATAATCGGGATAATCCCCAGTAAATGAATAATAAAGGTCTGTAAGTTTAACCCTTACACCTATTTGAATTCTATCCACCTTTTCGCTATCCTCCGTTAATCCCATCCATTCAATAAATTCGTGACAGGTAGCTGCACCTAATCGCCTAACTTTTAAGTTTTCATATTCTGAAGCTATCAACCCTTTAGATAAATACATTTGAATACAATTAATCATAAAAGCATCAAACTTAGCCCAATCGGTTTCATCCCATTCATCAAATAAAAGCCTATTAAATTCATCTTCTGGGGTAAAGTCCTTCCTATAATATTGGTGGAACTCTAAATCAAACTTCCTACGATCATGGCTATTGCCCTGTCCGCTTACTGCGTAATTTGTGGTGATTGCAATTTTTGGCGTTTCCATATACGGAATAGTAATAGCATCTTTATTTTTTTTTTCTATGGTCATCCCCTCTGTAATAATGCTAAACAACTTTTCAAAGTTGAAGTCTTTGCGGATGTCATCAAAAATCAATACTTGAGTATCAAGCCCGACAGTTTGCCACGCAAAAGGTTTGTCTATACTCCAATTTTTGCCATCAATAGTTACGGACTTTCTCATATTAGCCACCGCATTGCAAAAAATACCTTTACCAGTTCCCCCTTCAGGGTTGTCGCTTATTACTTCATCATTAAGAACAATAGCTGGATTAAATGCTTTATTTTTATGAGTTGTAGATAAAAAACCAAGTGCGGACATCATGCTTTCAATTCTACTGCCTTCTTTGCTAACATTAAAAAGAAACTTGTTGAAGTCAAATTCTAAATCAATATCTGTGCAAATATAATCCCTATCCAATAAGGTAGCCCTCCAAATATAACGGTCAATGTCAAGGTAAGATATTTTTTCAACATTGTCTTTAGTAACCTTTACAATACAATTATTATAATATAGGTAGCTTTCATTTTTTGTTTCTTTTAAGAATTCTATTTCCACACTCAACAAACTTGCAAGGTACTCTTCTCTATATAATTTTATATTACTTAAAAAATAATTCATTACATTATTATCTACATTTATATCCCTTAAGTAACCTTGTACAAAATCCCTAATTTTTTTGGGGCTGCTAGGGCTTACTAAATTATTTTCTATTCTTACAAAAATTATATTATTTGGGTTTTCTTCATCTAGATAATATTTAAAAAATCCATTATGTTGCAAAAAAGATAAATATTCTACATCTATAACATTTATAGCCCCATTTTTATTAATTGTCCAAAATGCCCACTCAGCAGCTTCGCTTTCCATTTTAGATATTACCTTATCAGCGTTGTTTATACCATTCTCAATCAGCACATTAACTGCTTTATCCTTTTTATCCTCCCTAATATATTGAATGGCTTCTCGCTTTAATTGTGTGTTTTCAAAAGATTTGGTAGCAAAAGCGGAAGTGTCTTTATATGCTGATCGCACTAGCGTTTCAATTTCTTTGCCATTAAAGCCCGATTGAGCGTATTCCGTTGTAATTATATAACTGGCAGTATGCTCATTAATCCCATATTCGTTAAAAGCTTTTGCAAGTACAAAAGCATTGTGATTGCGATGCCCTGCCACCATAGGAAACTTTTCTTTGTGCCATTTCTGTAACCTCCTAATTATTTCATTGTCATCGTTTATGGGTATAGTCACTTGGGTAGTTAGGTATTGTTTTTGTATTTCTTCATCTACATAAATGTCAAAAATAGTGGAGTCATTGTTTTGATACAGGTCAGGATCATAGGTAAGGAAACATAACCTTGCAGGGTTTTGGCTTGTAGTATCAAACCATTGGCAATCATAATGTTCTTGTAATCCCCTAAAATAACCTTTATGATCTGCTACAACTGGAGGAATTTTTACAATAACCTTAAGCCCTAAACCACTTGGAGAAACAAAAGAAGCGAAGGTATAAGCATCAGAATTTACTTGTTGTTTAAAGTCATTAAGCTTAGATACATCTTTAAAACCATCAAAATCTAAACAAATAAGTCCACTATGCTCAGTACAAGACTTGTCAAACCTTTTATCGAATTTACCTGTCCACACCACAACGGGCAGTTTCTTTTTTTGCTTTTGTTTTTCTTCCTTTGTTTTGGCAGTCCTTACAAGGTATGCGGCATCTTGGTCTGTTCCATCCTTGATCCTATCCAAAACCTTTTGCACCTCTATATGGTGTGGAGTTTCGGAGTATATATCCTTAAAAAATGTTACTTTCATCCGCAGGGTTTAAAAAAGGGATGTTCAAACATCCCTAATCTTAATAAAATATTTCAACTATACTAAAAAGGCAAATCGCTTCCATTTTCTGCTTCTTGTGTTGCCTGCTGTGGCACTTGTGCTGTTTCAGTGCTTTGTGGCTTCCAAGTGTCTAGTTCTGCATAATACTTGCCTGACTGTGACTGCTTAACATTTAAATTAACCCAGCCATTATTTTGATGTTCATCAATAAAAGTTTTGAATTCATCAGCCTTTACACTTAATGAACAAGTCACAAATGATGGGGCAGTATCTCTGCGTTTAACAATAAGCCCCTGTGCAAAAATTTTTTCTGTTGGATTTGACATAATTAAAATTTATAATTGTGATTTAATATAATACAAGTTAGGATCATAGGTTGCATTTTCCCCATAGTATTTTTCATATTGTTCAGCAGCCCTTTGTGCTTTATGCTCACCGCTATTGTAGAACTCTTCACTACATTCAAAAATTCCACAGGTAGCAGTTTTTTTACAAGCCACTAAAAACACCATATCCTTACCAAATATTTCCCTATACAAGTATGCTTGTAAGTCATAATGGTATGTTTTAGCGGAATACCTAAAACGACTAATATCGCCAGTAGTCTTTAAGTCATAAACCTTGTCAGTTGCAATAATATCCGCTTTACCTTTCCACCAAACGCCTTTTATATCAGTAATTCCAGCTACTTCATATTGGTTGTCGATGTCGTAAATAATTTGTTCAAATAATGGGATAGCTAACATAGCAGCAGCAAGGTTGTCAATAAGGACTTTTTCAGCTTCCAATACCGCAAAAGGTATTTGATGTTCTGCAATATAATCCCGATACGCTTTGTTATTTCTTGTCTTGGTATTTACCAAATGTTTTATAGATGCCTTTTCTGGCTCTATTAATAAATGATGAAAATAGCTCCCAAGTTCAAAGTTGATGTTATCCTCCGACTTTACAAGAAACTGCCTAACATCGCCTAATAAAGCCCCAGCGGATGACTTAGATAGGTATTGTTGACCTACTGAACCAAAATAGTTGCTATCATCCTGAAGCAAAGGTAAATCCTTTTTTGGATTAATATTATTTTGCATCATCGTAGGCTTTTTGTAATTCAGCAAGAACATTATTATCAGAAATAGAATACTTTGACTTCAACTGCTTCATTATTAGCTGCCAATCTTTTTTCTTAGCATTTGTAATAACATACTGCTTAACTTGTGGGAATAATTCATGATCGGTTGTAATTACCGACCTTACTTGGTTTTTTGCGAGTGCCACTTCATTGGATTCTGGCATTGTATCATCTGTGTAAATATACAAGCCCAAACCAAATAAGGATAAATTCTTGACTAAACACCTCATGATGGATGTATTTATGTCAAACATTGTAGCAGCTTTTATAGACTTGCTTCCATACTTGGTGCTAATTGTGTAGGGTTGTTCTTTTAAAGCATTGTTACCACTGTCAAGAACAGGCAGTTGCATTGTATGAGTTAATCCATCAATAGTCACTTTTGTGCCTACCATTATCCCCAAAGAAGTTGACAAATATGGTGTATTAACACCGCTTTCATTTCCACTCCAATAAGTTTGTACTTCCCAATTAGCATTGGGGTAGTGCTTTTTAACTTCCGACCACGCATCAGACCAAGTGATATACTTAGCTTTACTTGCATTGGGTTTAACCTTAACCCTGTCATTTAAGTTGACTTGACTTAACACCTCAAAAGGAGTTTTTGTTTTGGTTGCCATATTTTAAAAATTGTTTAGTTTCTGAATGCGGTTTATCTTCCTATTTGCCCTTCTCTTTTTTCTCTTATGTTTTTTTTTGTCTGTTGGCAGTATAGGTATTTTTTGCAATGTATTTATTTTTTCATTAACAAGTATGGATTTTTCTAATTTTTTTATTTTTTCATCCTTTTTTTTGCTGCCTATATTACCCAGTATGATTGACAAAAGTGAAAGCAGGGCTATCAGTAATATTAATATTATCGGTACTGTTGTCATTTTCTAATTCATTTTGCATCTCAATAAGTTGATTATATTTTTGGGCTAAATTTTCAACCTTAATTTGTGCATCAAGTAGTTCTTGATGTGCTTCTGCAAGGTCAATAGCTACACAAAGCAAATGTTCCCCAATTTTTTTCTTTAAACTCATTTAAGATATTTTTAAATAAACCTCTTTATTCTCTTTTAATAGCTTTGCCAATAATGGGTAAACATCCAAAGAATATGCTTGGGTTGAATTATATACCATTGACTTAACGCTATCCACTTCTTGACCAACTAATACGCAGCCCAAAGTATCAGCAACTGTATTTCCTATGTGGATTAAAATATCACCCCTGCCATCAACATTAATGATTTCAATCATACCAGCTTCGTGATCATTAAACTTCCTTTTGTACCTTTCGTAATATCCGCCAAAATCTCTAAATTTTAGTAAATATTCGCCTTTAGGTATGCATGATTTTCTTTGTTTATTGTCATCCCACTCTAGTTCTAAAGTATATGCAACAAACTTATCTTTATAAGATAGTGTGCCAATTACACCACCCTTGCCATCATACCTATCTCTCTGTAAATTGACAATCACTTTTTTAGGCTTTGCGACCTTTTTTGTTTTAGTAACTGCCTTTTTTTTAAGTTCTGCCATAATTAATGAGTTCCTCCGCCTACTTTAAAATTAGGGAAAATAGCAGCCAAGCCATTTTTAATTTTTAGCAATATACTATTATCCTTTTCACTTGGTGTAAGGTTTACAATAATCTCAGCTACTCCAATAAGCCCCACCAAAATAGCAATGACATCAGTATAATTTTCAATTAACCAGTTCATAAAACTAATATTTATTTTTTTAAAAAAACAGGGAGCAGACAGGTAAACCCAACTCCACTCCCCTATAATTAACCATTCAAAAACCAACCAAAACAAAGAAAATTACTTTTCTTCTTTATCTTCTATTGGGTTTACTTCACCATTTTCAATATTGATTGAAATAGGTTTACCTTCGTTATATTTTTTTGATAGTTTTTCATAATAAGTCTGTAAAGACTGTTCCGCTTCATCTTGCAATTCACAAGCCTTATACTGGGCTTTAGTATAGTCAAGAATTTGTCTATTTAAAGCATTGATAGTTTCAATTTTTTTATCTAATGCTGCTTTTTCCTTATCGTTTAAAGTTGCCATTTCTTAAATGATTTGTGAAATAATTATTTACGCTACAATATAATAAAAAAAATGTTTTATTTGTTATACTTAAAAAATATTGTATTAATTAAGTCCAAGTTGTATCATTTGAATATCCCAAATGCCCTCCGCAGCTACAAAAGTTCCACCGCCAAAAAATAAATTGTCTTCAAATGTGTTAAAAGTTGGTACTTTAATTCCTTTTATAGGATCAAATAAATCAGAACCTGACCTAGTAATACTTCCGTTAAAACGCAGACTAGGAACTTCTTGAATGTGTAAATTCAATGTATTTATACAATTTGCTAAGCTACCAGTATAAGATAAATTATTAGCTGCAAGAATCCATTCATTTGATTTAACCCAAGTGCCATCAGTTTTTTGAACTTCTAAATTGCTATCACTATGGTATTCTGACTTATCACCTGTGATCATTTGTATGGTAATTGCTTGAGCTGAATCGGTAGCGTTTTCTAAACAATCTTTTATCGTTTTACTTGTATTTGATGGCTGGGCAGATAAATTGTTTTCTACTGTTATACTTGTAGGTTCAATGCTTTTAACCCTTAAAAAAGGTTCGGCACCTATGGTAATAGTTCCCCCAAATGGACTATTTAAAACTTCGGCTTTCATGTAATCTATACCAAAGGTGGACGCAGCACTTGGAATCAAATATCCACGAATGTGCGTAATGCCAGAACCTGTGGGTTCTATTGTTATATCGCCTTCCTCAGGTGGGAAAGGTATATCTATAACTAAGTCTGTTGCACTTTGCGTAATTGCGTTAAATGTAATGTCTAATTCAGGTATTTCATAATAAAAAACCCCATACCCTATGTAATCAAAAATGACCTCAATAATATCGGTAGATATTAAAGAAGTTGTAAATGTTATTTCTTCATTTGTTTTGCTATATGTATAATCACTTAATGGAAGTGCCACCGCATTTTTTATAACCCTTACAATATTAGCATCATCAGGGAAGCCAAAACAATCCATATCTGAAATGTCAAGCGTTGTGCCTACTGTATTTTCATAAGTTTGCGAACCATTCTTTAACCATTGAGCTGTGGTAAAAGTTATGTTCTGACTATTATCTACACTTGCTACATCATTGACAAGCCTATAATCACCACTTGATACAATAGCTCTCCAAAGTGCTACATATTCAGTATCGTCAGGGTAAGGATCATCACCGTTGCCACTTGTATCAATTACCTCATTATTGTACTTGTACCCAATTGTGATATTTAAATTATGATCGCCATAATTGGTGTAAGTTTCAGGAACTATATTATCAAAAAAACTATAAGACTGATTAATTATATTAACTCCGCAGGTATTAGTATTTGCATCAGGTGTGGCAAATGGCTCATAATAGTATGTGTATTCAACGCAGCTTTTTTCTAATGGTGGATAAAAATCAAACTGACCGCCTACAAGCCTATTATATTTGTCCGATGTAATAAATAAACTTTGTGATACAGGGGCTGACATTAACGCATTTAAATTCATTGGGAAAAACTCCGCACTGGTATCTAAATAATTTGCCACAGGGATAAACCAAAAATTGCCATTCCATTGCAATAACCTTGCGTTCCATACTTTGCAAATTTCATATAATACATCATACATAGATGAATAGTTATAATCAATACCCTCCGCACTTGTATCATATTTTACAAAACATTTTGTATTTACCCTAGTTGTATCTAATTTACTTTGATTGCTTAAGTTCTGTTGATCACTTTCTCTTAGTAATGTTTTACCTATTTGTATTGGGTTTGTGTAATTTAATTCTTGAACTATGCCGATGGTTGTCAAGGCTTCAACTATTAACTGACTATGAGTTCTGTACACATCGCTAGGCTTTCCATTTGCATTCCATACTGAATTTGTGTAATCCAACTCCTTTGCTAAACCAAAACCATCGGTTGCCACTACATTGAAGCTAAATGGGTAAGGGGCATCTTGAAATGTAACAAGGTCAGACATAATAAAGCCCATCCAAAAATCATAATGACCAGCTCCTTCATCCCTGCTTATTCTACACATAAAATCCCTATCACCACTTAATGCAAGGTCTTTTATAAATTCTTTTTCTGTTGATGTCGTAATTTGGAAATCAAACTCAACTTTACTGCCTAAAATAAGGCTGCCAACACCTCTATTATTTCCGCTATATGTAAGCCTAAAACCACCAGCTCCTAATAAAATATCAGAAGATTGACCGCTAAAGCCATCCTCCAATATTTCTAATCTATAATCCATTCCGTAAATGTCCGCAAAGTTGCAGACAAACCTTGTATTATATGCCATTTATTTAAAATTGTGTTCTACCACTAAATCTTCCGCTTCTTCTGTTTGCTTGTTCTACAGCCACAACAAGGTCATCACCTCGCAACCTAAATTCACCTGTCAAATTTCCGCCTTGTGTATCGCCTAAAATTGATCTTAACCTATCTAAAGGGGCAATAACCTCAGGATTCCCTCTACTAGCACTTCCATATTCACCCACCTCAGCCAATGTTCTTCCGCTTACAATACCACCATCAGCAAATTGTGGAATAGGCTGAGCAGCAATAGTAGCAACTTGGGCAGCACCCAAAGCAGCCACAACCGCAGCCAGTATTGGAGTGCCAAGCGTAGCAGTAATAGCAACCGCAGTGTTTGAAATTGCAGCAGCTATGGCAGCAGCTTTGTCAGCTCTTGCTTGTTTTGTTTTCATGGCTGCTATTTTTCTGTCATACTTTTCAGCCACTTTTGCTCTGTGTATTTCTTTCCGTTCCTCACTAATCCTTAGTTGGTCAATGGCTTTTAACCTTGCTTCTTTTTCTTGTTCTACTAATTGGATGTTTTGCCCAATCTTAGCACCAATACTTTCAAACACACCTGAAGCAATAGCCCCAACCGCAGCAATCATTGAACCTATGTCCGCAAATGTTAATTCAATTCCATCAGCTATCCTTTGGGATATATTTTCTAAATCAAGGTCATTAATTAAGTTTATAGCATAAGACAATCCACGACCAATACCAGCCATAGTACCCTCCATACTTGATGCAAAATTAGCAACCGCAGACAAAGCACTTATTCGGGATTGTTTTTCCTGCTCTATGGCTGCTTCATAGTGTTTGCGGTTTCTTTCATTCCTATCTATTATGCCTTGTTCTTCAAGTTCTGCAAGTTCTTTTTGGTATTTCTCGTTGAATACCATTAAGTCCGTTAAGGCATCTTTATATTCATCCGTTCCCTTTTTATATAGTTTTAGCTTTTCGTTTAGTATAAGCCTTTCCAAAGCTATTGTATCACGACCAGCAGCCTCCTCAATTCTTAACTTCCTTTCAAGTTCTTTTATGAATGGAGTAGTTTTTTCTTTTTCTTTTGTTTTCTTATCGCCCTTGCCAGTACCAATGCCCTGTGTTACATCAATAAGTTGCTTCCTTAAATTTAATAGTTCCTTACTTGCTGCTTTACCAGCTTTTTTAAGGTTGTTAATCTTTGCAGAAACCAAACCTAATAATTCACTTGCTATACTTCTTCTTTCGCCTTCATCCGTTGCTTTGCTAAACTTTTCCCTTAATGCTTCAATCCTTTCATCAAGGGTTTTGGTTTGCTCCGCTAATGCTTCGCTTTCCGTAGCGATCATTTTCTTAAAAACATCAAAGTCAAACCCTAAAAGGTCACTTATTGATATTGGATCAGGTGCTTCATCAGCAAAAGCATCTTGCCCAGCTTCAAACGCATCCCCTAATTTATTAAACCCTCTTTTTATTATTCCTTTGGCAGTATCAAAAGAATCGCTAAAATCACCGCTAAAAAATTGCTTAAAAAATAATGCAAAGTCTTTAAATTGTTCAATGGTATCTTTCACAAAACTTTGCAAGAAACTATATACTGCATTTACACCTTTACGGAAACTTTCACTACTTTGGTAAGCATTGTAAAAAGCCACACCAAGTGCGGCAATAGCGGCAACCGCTAAAGTTACAGGCCAAGATATAGCAGCCACTAAACCAGCAATTGCACTAAGACCAGCAGCTAAAGCCCCTAATCCCCCAATGACCACAGGAATTGCAGCGGCTATGGCAGTCATTTTTATTGCTACTTTTTTCTGTTCAGGGCTTAAATTCTTGAACGCTTTAGTTATTGCTTGTATTTTTTGAGTTAGCTTAGTCACAACCCCCTTTAAATCAAATGTTTCGCTAATGTCATCCCCTAACTCAACAAGTGCCAAAGTCACATTATCTTTTAAGGTACTCATTACACCTTGTAAAGTCCTACTTTGCCTTTCCATACCTTTATAAAACATTCCGCCTTCCTCATTAGCCATACGCATAGCAGCACTAACTTGCTCAAAACCTATCTTGCCTTTTGTTGTTAGTTCTTTAATTTCTATTGCTGACTTCCCAAGAGTATCACTAAGAAGTTGAATAATAGGTACACCTTGATTAATAAACTGCAAAGTATCTCTAGCGTCTAATTTACCAGCACCTTTCACTTGGCCCATTACAACCGCTAAACCTTTTAGTTTTTCGCTTGATCCTTGCGAAGCATTACCCAAAAGTTCTAATTGTTCCCTTGATTCTTCAATAGATAATCCAAAGCCCATTAAGGTCTTTTGTGCCTGTGCTAACCCTGCAATCTGAAATGGAGTCTTACTAGCAAACTTTTTCAAGTCCTCCATTATGTCCTTCGCCTTTTCGGTTGAACCTGTAAGCGTTCCAAAGGATGTTTCTAATACCTCCAACTCCGCAGATGCTTTTAAGGCTGCCCCACCTATGCCGATAATAGGTGCTGAAACTTTAAGAGCCATATTCCTTGATATGTTTTGCATCTTTCTAGCACTCTTACTCAGCGACTTTTCCGCCTTTCTAAGCCCAGAACGCAGCCCCATTGTAACCGCACTAACCTTAATTTTTAAATCTCCTATTGTAGCCATTATAATCCTTTTTCTTGTCGTTTACCAATATCCACTAATGAATCAAATTGATCGCCACCAGTAAACACCGCATTATCCATGTTTTCAATTATTTTTTTCTGTTCTTCTGTCAATTCGCTTTTTAATGGTATTACCTTTGCCTCTTCATCCCAGTCAAACCTTACTAAATCTATAGGGCTTTTCATTCCTCCTTTTTTGCTATCTATATGGGGTTGCAATAACATCCAACTCTGCCACCTTGTGATATTATAATCGTGTTTTATTTGTGCATCTCTTTTGTCCCTGTACGCATGATAACGCATCGCTAATTCATTGTATTGAAAATCCCAAAATTCATCCGCACTTAAACCCAAATAGCCTAGTAAAAACAAAAGGGAATCCCAAAAATCAATTTCTTTAGAATCCCCCTCAACATCTGTTCGCTCTTCAGCTATCTGGGCTATTACTTTGGGCTTGTAATACACTTTTCAAATAAAGCCATAATTTCCTCAAGGAAAGCCATACCCCCATCATCAAGCAATTCTTCAATATCCTCAAGTTTGAAATCAAACTTTTCCTTTGCTTTTTTAGCACCTTCACTTAAACCAATAAATAAAACGCTTTCGCCTAGTTTAATGGTATCGCCAAAGGCAGTTTGGCTTCCGTTCATTATTTGGTTAAAAGCATCTGCACCCATAGCAGCTTCTAATCTTTTCAGACCTCTAAGACTAAATCTAAAAGGCTTTTGTTCTCCGTTTATAGTTATATATTCCATTTAGGTTAATTTAAAAAAGGCAGGTAGCCAAAGCTACCCCCCCCATAAGTTCAACAAATTATTAATTTGTGCCTTTTGTGATTGCACCAGCATTTTCTAAAGATAAGCTGAATGAAGCAGCTTCCTCCGCACCTGATGAATTAAGTTCTACTGATGTGATAGTTGCATCACCTTCGTAGTAAACATCACCAGTTACATCGGTGGTAAAACGAATCTTAACACATTCACCAGCAATCCACTTATCAACCAATTCTTCTTGACCATAAGTCGCAGAATAGTCAATAAAAGCCGTTAAGTTAGCAGACCAAGACTTTAAACCTGCAATGGTATCTCTATATCCTGATGTATCTTTTGAAGTGATATCAACAGTTTCAGCACTAAAAGAAATAGTAGCATCAGTTGAATGGGCCACTTTGTTAAATGTGCCAGGAGTAGCAGATTCAAAGTATAATGTAAGCAAACTTGTGTTCACTATTGTTGTTGTACAAGCCATTTTTTATTTAATTTAAATTTTTAGCAATTATTTCAAATTTAAGTGTTTTTCTAAACACTTCATCCTCTCCACTATATCCATCCATCTCGGAATCAATAGTGGTGGAAAAAATACAAATACTTCCGTATTCGCCAGTTTTACGGCTTAATGCTTTTTTTGCTAAATCATTCACCTCAATAGCATTTAACGCATTTTCCGAATATGTATCTATTTGGACTAAGTAATTAGTCAAAGGGAATGGATCGTCTTTTGTCCTTATTGTATTGCTTGAAACAATACTGTAAACCATAAAAGTAGGCTCAATATGTCTTGGTGCAATAGATGGATATATCTTATTCCCTATTTCGGCAGTAAGATCTACATCATTAGACAAAATATTATAAATCGCTTTTTCTATCACTTAAACCCTATTTTTTTTCTCGTAACTTTTTAAAATCCTTTCAACTCCCCTAACCAAAATATTCAAAGCCTTTATACGACCTTGTTCGTACCCTTTAGCCATATATCCTTGAGGTTCTGAATGCCTTGTGCCATATTCCACCATTGCAGCGTAAAATGGATCAACTATATTATCATTAAATCCGTAATTTTTCGCATCTGAATGGGCTTTCCTAACCACACGAGGCCCGACATAAACCGCATTCTTACTCTTTCTAAACCTCAATACTTTTATTGATTTTCTTAGGTTTCCGCTATGGTAAGTTATTTTCTCTGTTTTCCCAGTTACATCATTTTTTCTGTATCGGTAATGGTTATACTTACTATCGCTAATATTATTCTGAACTGTTTTTACAAATTCTTTACCAGCTTTCCTTAATAAGTACAATTTACGCCTTTGCGTATATTCTTTAGGTAGATTATCCAACTTTTTAACTATCTCAGCTACTTCCTTTTCTAATTCCCTTGTGGCAGCAGAAAATTCTTTAGCCATAATATCTGTACGCACTTTGCGTTCCCAATACCCTAAGTTAATTGCATCCGATAACCTACCCATAAATATACAAAATTTTAGCTTTAAAAACTTATACTTAAATAAAGTCTTTATGGCTGCTCGTTAGCTTCAATTACATCTGTCGCACCAGCAAATTCATCCAATGTTTTTAAGTGAGCATACGCTTGAGCGTAAAAATTATCTGCCGATGTTTTATCAAAAGTAATTTGCAGCCTGTCTATTTTCATAGTTTCCCCACCTGCTTCTCTAGTTGCTTTATCAGGGAAAGTTTGAATAATACATTCGCCTGTAATAATTTTTTCTGTGGTTTCCTCAGTTTGTGAAACTTCTTGCCTTGTTCTTATCTGAGAAATTCTCACATAAGCTTGATCAAATGTTTTACCATAAAGGTCTTTTGAATATTGTAAAGCCATTTTTTTTAAATTATGTTTATTAAAAGAATTATTATTTTATATTGTGTAAGTATAATGAACTGTTCTAGTAACACTCGCAACGGCAGAACCAGTGTGATCGTATAATTTGAATTTAACTGATGTACCCGCCAAGTATTGAGCAATAACAATAAACTCAGCTGCGGAACTTTCAAGCGTTGCAGTTACCCCATATAAAGCCGTAGATGGCAGCGTAACGGTTGCTTCTCCAAGACTATCAAAACTTAAAGAAGATTTAGTTTGATAAGTTCGTGTTGTTTTTACTACATTGCCCGAAGCATCAACTCCTAATATTTTAACTGGTGTGCCATCGTGGGTAGTGCCTGTGTAGGTATTAAATTGTAATTGACCGTTTGTTTTAATTCCTAATCTTGTAGCTGCATTTGTACCTAAGTTTAAAGGGTGATTGCTATCTGTACCTATATAACCTAAGTTACTCTGTGACCTTAGTCTTAACTCTGCACCCGCAGCTCTTTCAATTAAAATATCGGCATTTCCAGTTTGGCTTAGGTGAAGCGTCGCACTCGGAGTCGAAGTCCCGATGCCCACCGCTCCAGTGGAAGTGATACGCATTCTTTCGGAATTATCAGTATCAAAAGACATATATTTAGAAGTATGATTATATTCAATCGTGCCAGAATCTACTTGGGAATCATTACCAAAATATATTTTGCTTTCTTTAGTATTTGGACTTTCTATCCTTAAAACTGCTTTGTTGGTGTTGCTATGTAATCTTAATTGAGCAGTAGAAGATTCAATATCCAATTTCCAACTCGGAGAAGAAGTCTCGATGTC